GGTAGCATATCCCTGTTGCTTCAACATTGCTGCTGCTTGGATAGCATTGCCCGCATTGTTAATACCCTTATACCCCTTATAATCCTTGTACCACAATTTGGCGAGATACTTAACAGAATCCAGGGGAGTGTCAAAGTTTACAAAGGCAGCATCGACGTAAGTTTCCTGACCACCATAGACTTCTCTGGTATTTGATACTGTCACATCCATACCAGCAGTACCCTTCAGACCAAAGAAATTGTTCTTTGCAGCCAGGTGCTTACCCCACCCAGACTCCAATGCAAACTGTGCAGAGACAACCTCAGGGAACTTTGCACCTGCGGTCTTACCATAGTCATAAAACTCTGCCCACTTAGCAGCGTTGCCAGACAGCACACCGCCTGCCTCTAGTCCTTGTAGTTTTGCCTGCTCGGACAAAGCCTGGACTTTTGCTATTGCATCGGGGTTAATGCCCGAAATAATCTTCGCTTGCTCTTCTGCAATTGCCGCTTCCGAAGCAGGTGTAATGTTGGGTTCAGTCTGTGATGTTTTTCCCTTCTCTCCAGAGAACATAGGGAACCCTAACTTATCTGCAATCGGGTCACCGAACATAGTACGGAAGTCCCCAACAGCATCTGCTCCCATGTATGCAGCAGTCAATGCAATTGCAAGTGCTGTTGATGCACCACCAGTCAATGGCGTAGCAGCAACCAATGCACCAATAAGTGCCGTGGCACCAGCATCAATAGCAGCACCAGCAATACTACGAATGAGAGCACGTCTCCAATCAATGCCATTGATGACATCCATACCGAACATCAGTATGTCCCCAAGATAGGGGATGTACTTCATGATTCTCTCGCCAACAGGACCCTTCAGTGCCTTGATTACTTTTTGAAGAGGTCCACCAAGTTGCTCTGCTCTCTTAAGAAACTCATCTTTTGTTGCGTTCCATGCTTTACCAGCAAGGTCTCCCATTGCTGCTTGAGTTACCTTCCACTTCTCTGCAACAGTGCTGGCACCCTTCATCATATTCTTCCACTGGTCTGCTGCCCAGTTGGTTACTGCTCTCTTGGCACGAGCACCTTGTTCCAGTCCAAAGTCAACTGCTTGTTTACCCAGTCTAACTGCTTCGGCAACTGCTTTCTTACGGAGGTCATCGAGTTGACCCAACTTTTTCAGTGCCTCCTTCTTCAACTTACCCAAGGCAGTTGCAGGAAGGTCATCCAGTACAGACTTACTCAGTGACTGTAACTGCTTCTTTGTTGGTGCTTGTCCAGTTTGACGCTTGAGTTCTCGTGCTCTTTTAATAAACTCGTCTAACTGTTCATCGTTCTTAAATTTATACCTCGCCTTCATATCATCCCGAAGTTTCTGGGTAGCATTCATCTGCTCCCGTGCTTTGGCATTCTGCTGACGATTCCTTTCTACATCATCTTGTGGTTTCTTTGGTTTCTCCGTATTTAACCTGTCGGTCAGCATATCAAATAGACCACCGATAGCATCAAACAATGTGGTCATCAATCCTATAGGATTGAACAATGCTTTCAATGCAATAAGTCCTGCAACACCTGCAAGTACCTTCAAGAATCCTTTGAATCTATCCCATGCACTCTTGTCCTTATCAAACATGGCAGAGATGCCATCCAAGAGAAGACCTACGCTTCCACTTGCAAATTCGTATATCTTACCAAAGACTACCTTTGCTGCTTCAACAAATCGTTCTACTGTTTCTTTATTTCCTGGTTCAGATATCCATTTAAGTGCAGGTAGTACAACACCAAGTTTAATAATACTTTCTAAGATTCCCAGGAAAGGACCCAATAGTTTTTCTAACCAACCCTTAGCTTTCTTCTCAGTCTTCCCATCGCCTTTTATTGCCTTCTCCTTATCCTGCTTGGAAGCACTATCAGCTTCTTTAACGCCCTCCATCTGATTCTCTGCCTGCTGGTCGCGGCGGAATCTATAATCTTGGTCTGCCTTTCTATCCTGAGCAAGCAACCATTTCTTTCTTGCTATCTGAGTTTCCTTAGCATCTTTGAATTGCTCACCGATACTAAAAACTGTGGCACCAATTCTATTTTGTGCCAACAAAAGTTTAGACCCCATCATTGTTACGGTGGTCTTCCTTCCCGTAACATTGGGGTTAATAAACTTATGTGATTTTAATACGGTCATTTAAGTGCGTTTTGTTCTCTGTATTTCCTTTCTTCTTCCTTGAGGTGTGCTGACAGCAGGGAGACATAAACGTCTCGTTCCCAAGGCATAAGACTTTCAATCTCAGTTAAACTCCACTTATGATGATGCATCAGTGCAAAATTGACCTGAATGTAATTGTTCAGGTTATTGTACATCATCGCTATCCGAAAAAAGATGCTAGACCCTCAAGTACAACATCAACTTTCTTTCCTGTATTAGGATTGGTTACCTTAGTTCTGTAAGACAACTTAGGCATAGTTTCAAAGAATGTTTGGAACTTACCAAACTGCTCACTGTTCAGTTGCCCCAGGAATTCTTGGAGTTCATCGCTAGTAGAATCACTTGCGTCATGAATCTGTTCACCCTCATAGATTTTATCGATGCAACTACCTGCAAGTTCAAAAATCTGGTCAACCGAAGGGCTCTCGCCACTGAAGTTAACCTTCACAAAAGTATCCATTGCAGGATACTTCATCAAACAACCAACTGTGTCGGTCAACATAATATTCATGTCATGATTAGGACTGGTTGTCAACTTAATCTTGTCCAGTGGAATAGACAAGGGGACTTCAGTCGTACCATCATCAGAACAGGTAACTTTAACATCAACAGATTCACCCACAGACTTGGCGCGGATGTTCAGGAACAAAAGTTCGATGTCGAAGGTAGAGAGTTTTGTTACCTCTGCCTCAGTCATACCTGTACAACTAGACACCACCTGGGTGATGGTATCAACGATGTTAGTTTCATCTTCTGATTCCATAGCAAGTAAGAGAAGTTTCTCTTCTTTCACAAGGAAAGGACGGAAACTGATTTCTTTACCAGAATGCAATTTCAGGCGATGCTTTGGAGTAGCAATCTTTGGTAGTGCCATAGTAAAATCAATTCATTAGAAGTATTTAGTCGGCATACGAGAACAGGAAATCTCTGACATATGTATCAGCAAATTCTTTTCCAAACTTATTGCTCATAAATCCAGCAACAGGGTCTAGTTCTAGCATGTACTTGTCAAACTCTTTGTATATAGACTCATCCTTACCTATAGGTTTGGCAAAGTTTAGATACTCTTCATATGCTCGGACGTATCTCTTGAAAGAATTCAAGTGTGATGGAATATCATCTACAGTACACTGCCGCACATAAATGTATCGAGAGAAATGATTTCCTGGCTCGAAGAATCTAATATCTTTGTTGGTGTTATCAACCATGTCACTCAGCAAATATAGAATGAATGGATGATTGAAATCTTTATGTGGGGTGGGGTGCTGAAAGTCAAAAACAATAATGACCTTCTTCTCAAAGAAACACATCAAGTCCATACCAAGACAGGGCATATCTTCACCTGTCTTTGGATATACTATATTGTTATAGATGTCTGTAGGACCTTGCCTAATGATAGTCTCTCTAGACTTTAAGATGTGCGGTCCTGTATATAAAGTCGATTCCAGTAGAGCACCCTCTTTACCTACTTTATGTGTGCGTTCTTTTGCTGTAAGTTTTAGAGTGTCTACTAGAAAATCACGATAACCAATCCAACTCACTCAAATGCTCCCTCATTCTTTAGATACTGTAAGGTTTCTTTCATACCACCAATGTGCTTGAATCCAATATTAATTTGGGGGTACTCTGCGTCTTTCCCAAACTCAGACTCAAAACCCCTCTGAGAAAAATGACAATTAAGTTTATACTCTAGAAACTCGCCACCAAGAGACCTCAGGAGAGAAGCAATGCGTTCACATTCTTGACTGCCGTTACTATAGATTACTGCTGTTGTCATTTGTCTTAGGTATGTCTACGAAGTGTTCTTAGATAGTCTAGCACATATGAACGAATATACATCAACTCATTATAGCATTTTTGATTATGGGCACACTGACGAAGTTTATTGTCAGGTTTCAAAACAGACTCAATGAACAAGTCTAGTCCTCTATTGAACTTATCATCTTGGGTTTCGTTGTCAATCACGTTGCCTCCAATCATCAGGTTTGTCTTGTTTGAACCAGTCTACAATTTCATCTGCAGAACCGAACCCCGTTCTGTGATTGGATGGGTCGGGGTCACCTAGTCCCATCCTATTCATAAAATCATCCATACTGCCTTCTTCAATTCCAGTGGATTGGCGACGTGCTTTGTTCAACCAATCTCTAGCAGTTGTATATGACTTGGCAATTTTTTCTGCCCAAATCATGTCCTCTAATTTGACTTCTTCATTGTTGGCAATCTTCTTACAGATGAACTCCAGTCGGAGTCTGTATTGAGTTGACAGCATAAGACTATTCCGTGAGATAGTGTTCTAGTTGATTGATTCGTTGAAACTCATCATATGCAGTCTCCGACCGAATATGTAAGACATCTCGGATGTCGTCAACAATATAACTAGGGTCCACCCCGTCGTCAAGGTACTTATCGATAGCTTCTTTAAGGTAGCGATACCTATGCCACTCAGGTGAGTATGGTTTGTAATGCATGATGAAAGGGGGTGAAGCAAAATTATTTAGTTGCCAAAAACATTGGCACCAAAGGATGGGATGTCTGCACCAAGAGAGAACTCGGTTGCGTTTGACCAGTCTACACCAGAGAAACTGGAAATGGGTTGTGAGAATACAGATGCATCAATGTTAAATGCAGTCACAAAGTCTGGACTATTCTCTGTGTAGAAATTAGCATCAAACTTCATCTCATTGAGAGAACCTTGTGTAGTTTTTTTAGAAGCGTTAGCGGCAGTACCACCATCGATAATGCTAATCCAACGATATCTCTCATAATAGAATTGTACATTAATTTGGACCAATTGTGTGGGTCCGTTACTAAGTGTAAAAGTACTGACATTGAACGGGAATACGTTCTTAAGATACCAGTATCCACTGACAGAGTTGTACTGTGGTACACCAGCTCTCTGGGAGAACCATCTACCATTACTTAGAGGTATACTATAGCGCAAGTTCTTCTCGCTTGACGGTCGCATTTGATACCCACCGCCACCTCTTTCCATTTTATAAATCCGCATTGCAGGGCAGCAATACTCATCATAGAAACCAGCGTACTGGTTAGCATCATTGGAGATATACTGCATCCACCGTTCAAATAAGGTGAGTGTCAGCATACTCTTGGGAAGAATAAACTGAATGTTAAATGAACTGAACGATGTGCTAGTACCGTAGCGATACATCGTACCAACAGCGTTCTGGTTCGAGGTGTTGATATTTCTACTCGGGGTTGAAATCTCTGTAGCGAAATAGGAAAGGAGTTCTTTCATTTCACTCCCTGCACTATTTGGATTCAACCATTTATGTGGAGAGTTGGCAAGGATAGGCACTTGACCAAATTCGACAGCATACAGATTGCTCCCCGTAGGGTGCATTGAATTCTTCTTTATCGTAGAGATAAAGTTTTGTACACTATTCTGCTTATCGTATTCTGAGTTAGTTGCCATCAGACCTTAAGTTCCTTTTCAGTTATAAGTTTGAATTCCCAACCATTATCTTTACAGAACTCTCGTGCTGCTTTCCACTTTGCTTGGTTAACACTCCACGTCACTACTTCATTTATATATCTTTTAGTCAATCTTTTTTGTGTTTGAGGTTCCATCGTTTGCTTAAACGGTTTGACCTCAATCATATACTTCCTACCTTCTACTTTAATGTAAAAATCTGGGAAGTAACGGTGCCTTTTACCATCGACAGGGGATATGTAGGGAATGATAATCTCTTCACTGCCCCATTCTTGCACAGATGGTGTGACATCACACCATTTCATAAACTTGTACTCCCAAGAGGAGCGATAAATTACATTCCTCCAGTCACCTTTGTACTTATGTGGAAACGACGGGGTATAGCGTCCCTGATACCTCATAAATAAAAATACTGGCACATACTCTATTTAGGTGACCAATACATGTCCGAATCAATCCTAAGATATCCGTATTCGGTCCCTGTACCTGGCGGCGCTAGTGAAGACCCAGGAAATATGTTCCCCACAGGTCATATAGATTATATAAAATTTCAAGCCTACTCAACGAACTATAACGTACAAAACGCAGGCAGATTTAACCGCGCTCTCAGAGATAACAAGGACTACGGCAACAGACAAAAATCGGGACCAGCGATTTTTCTCTACATGCCCAATAACTTAAGCGTAACTTACTCACCTCAATATAATCAGCAAAATATTGGGTTGATGGGTGGTGCTATTGCTGGTGCCTTGGGTGGAGATGGGTCTGCATCTAGCATTGCAGATGAACTTCAATCATTTGCAGGCAATGCTGGTGGTGAAATGATTTATAACACCATTGCAAGTCTTGGAACTAATATCAACTCTGCTCTTGGTCTTGGTGGTGCTAATATTGACGGCAATACACTAATGTCTATCGCCGCAGGTAAAATTTTTAACCCATTCCAAGAACAAGTCTTTTCTGGAATTGGATTTAGAACATTCTCCTTTGACTTTAAGATGGTTGCTCGCAATTCCCAAGAAGCAAAGGTAATTCAAAGCATCATCACCCTGATGAAGGTCAACTCACTCCCCAGTTTTTCTGGAGCTGATGATTCTGGGAGCAGCATAGGCGCTGCCGCAGCTAACTTCTCAAATAATGTATCGGCAGACAGGTTCTTGACTGTGCCAAATAGATTTCTTATCTCATTCCATAGAATGGCAGAGAATGGAGGTAAACTTATAGAACTACCTCACTTCAAAATGGACCTTTGTGTATTAACAAACTTGAGCGTGAACTATACCCCCGATGGTCAATACGTTGCTATCAGTCCTACTGGACAGGGTATGGAAGGTGAAACTCCAGAGGGCAGACGAGCAGATAAAGTATTCGTACCTGCCGTCAACATGTCTGTATCATTTACAGAATCCTCTATCATGACAGCACAGAAAGCAGTAGCAGGTTACTAATGCAGTACTTCTCTTACCTACCAAACGTACAGATTGCTCACAGAGTAAATCGTCTTGACAGAAGACTTCAACAGATTTCTGTCAAGAACCTCTTCAGACGTGTTCGTGCAAGAGAAGACCTGTTGAGATACACTCAGGTCTTTGAGGCATATGAAATTGAAGATGGAGAACTCCCTTGGCAGATTGCTTACCGTGCATACGGTGACGAGGACCTTGATTGGGTAATCCTCCTAACAAATGAAATCTATGATGTCTGGAGAGACTGGCCTCTAAGCAGGGCACAACTGCAAAGAATGGTGGAAGAAAAATATGCTCTGAGTGGTGCTACTGATGGTGTACACCATTACGAAAGTATTGAAATTGTAGATGACGTTAGTGGTAACGTGATTGTTCCTGCTGGTGTTTGGGTAAATGATGACTGGGTAGTCACTGCAAACAACAGAACATACTCATTTGCTGGGTCTAGAGAACCAATCTCAAACTATGAACATGAATACTATCTCAATGAACTGAAGAGGCAAATTTTCTTACCTCGTAGTGAACTGATTGAACAATTCAAGAGAGAATTTGACGACCTCGTTTCCTATGATGAGGACCAGTACACTGAAAGTTCTAAAGAAAAAACAAATTCGATTGATATCATCGATTACTTCGTCGGTGCTCTACAATCTAAGAGTGGTTCCTTTAGTGCTAGACACAAAGATGATATTGCAGCATACACAGGTAGAAATACAGCGGGAGCAGGCACAACAGTTGTAAGTTACACTGGTGCAAGTACAACAGCAGCAACAACTGCGGTCAGTGAGTCTAGCAGCACCACAACTACGACCACCAGCACTACTAGCACTTCTAGTAGTTCGTCTTCAAGTTCTTCTTCCAGCTCTTCTTCAAGTTCTGGTAGCAGTGGTTACGGATACTAAAAAACCTTAGGGACCCATTTTTTGGCGGGATTTTTTTTCCGCTTTCCTGGTAACCTAAGGTCGATTTTGGTTTGGGGGGGTCTAATCAACCCCCATCAATTTGGCATCCAACCATGGCACCACCTACGATACCAAGAGGGATTGCCCAGTAACGTCCATTACCTCTGGACAGTGCAGCACCTGCTCCACCACCAGCAATTCCTCCAAGAATAGAACCTTCAATGCAGGAATTACTGTCTTCTTGATGCGGTTTTTGCGGAGCGTGATAACGCTGACAAGGAACTGCAACTCGCTCTCTGTGTGACTTCACATATCCAGGAGAAGATGACGTGCCAGGAACATACTCTTCACGATATTCATTCCGATAACACTTTTCCTCACGAGCATAACCTCCTTGGGATTCGTATGCTTGACGATTACTACGGTCACCAATGCTCTCTGCACTAACAGGCAGAGCAGAGAGCATCATCAGAGCAGCGAATGCAAATTTCATCGTCCGAATCTCCTATCCATTCGTAACTTTATATAGTACATTCCGATAACCCAGAGGGAGAATAGTGCTCCCTCAGCATAGGTCATGGTGTTCCAAGCGTGTACTGCTTCACCCATCAGTCTTCCTCGTTATTTAATAGCAAAGGATTGTGCAATGGGTGTAGTCTTTTCGTAGTGACGAAGAAGAAACTCAATGACTTGAGTACGAGACAGACGGTATTCATCTGCCAGAGAGTCAAGTCGTTTCAGAGTATCGGTATGCTTCTCTCCAAAATACATGGAGATGGTAGTACCACGGGCAGCCATCAGTTATCCTCCTCAGCAAGGCGAGCGAAATAAGACAAGGTGTCGTCATCATCAGACGAGGACACAGGAGATGCAGCAACCTTCTGACGGAACTCAGAAACCTCTTGACCCCACTCAGGTTTGTTAGACTCAGGAGCAGAGAAGTCAGACTCCTCATCTTCCATGGTCTCACGGTCAATGCGAGGAGCAGAAGCAACCTTACCCAGAACAATGTTCAGGCGGTTCTCCAGTTCTTCATAGGTCTTAAAGTTGCTAGGTGCAGTGAAGTCTGCAAGCGAATACTCTTGCTTGTAAATCTTCTCCAGTTCACTGTCATCAAAACCACCAAGGGTAGAAGTACCAGCGAACTCAGACTTGTCGTAGTTCCAGAAACCTTCAACCTTCCGAATCTTCAGTTTGAAGTCGGCACCTTCCCAGAAATCAAAAGGATTGATGGGGGTCTCGTCAGCGAAAGCAGGTTGCATTGCTTCCATCAACTTGTCAAAGATTTTCTTGCCAAACTTGTAGAGGAAGACCTTGCCTTCGTTCTCAGGGTGAGCAGGGTCGCTCACAACATAGATGTTACTGTAGTAAGAGAGCTTACGCTTCTGCTTACGTGCGACTTCTTGGTCGCTCTTGTTACCGCTGTTCCACAGTTCACGGTTCAGTTCACCAACAGGGTCCTTCTTACCGATAGTGGTAAGGGAATTCTCGATGTACCAACCACCTTTGTCTTGGAAAGCGTGACTCCAAATCTTTGCCCAAGGGAGGTCTTCACCCTCAGGAGCAGGCAGGAATCGGATGACGGCATACCCGTTACCAGACTTGTCCAGTTCGGGTTTCCAGAGACGGTCATCAGCGCCTCCCTTGGAAGCAGTAGATTGCTTCTCAAGTTCTTGATTCAGTTTGTCGAAGATGGAATTGGATTGTTTCTTAAGAGATGCGAAAGACATGTGTGTACGTATTAGGTTAGGATTTGGTCTGTGCAAGACCCCCTGCACTCGACAGAGGTATCATAGCATAGTATGTATAAGGGGTCAAGCACCCCCTAGTGCCCGCTCCAGGGTCTCTAACAGGGATTCAAGACAATGTGGTAGGTCCTTGTACCCGAAGGTCTGAACCAACTGTGTGATGCGGTCTTTCATCTCTGCTGCTTCTTTGTCTCCCTCGTTCGCGGCAAGAGTGAGTCTGAAATAAAATAACTTCTGTTTATCAATTAGTTCTCTTGTTCTTTCAATGTGGTCTACCCGTTCTTTCTGCGTCATCCTGGGCAACCAGTATTGTGACGAAGATATTTCTTGGTAGGTTTCAAAAATTTCTTGGAGGTTTTTTTGTACAACCTCCGACTTAAAAAAACTCATAGTTTTTTCTGCACCGTTTCTAAAATGACCTTCTTATATTTCTTACAATCAATATTCAGGAAGGGTTGATATTTCACAACAACGTTTCTAGTCTCTGTCCAAATGGGGTCAGACAATTCCTTGTCAAACCTTTGCACAAATCCAAGGCAGTGCTCCAAAACAACTAGAGTTTCAAGGCTAACTTCCTGACCAAAATATTTTCTTAGTAAAATAGGGTGTCTTCCCTTCTCAGCATTGAAGATTATATCAAAGTTTTGTTCGTAAGGTGCTTCAATAGCATTGAGGAGGTTGTCGATGTCCTGTATAAATTTATAAGTGAATGACTCTTGCTTCGCCTTCCACTTGGCATAGACATCGTGAGAGAAACTTCTAATGTATCCTTTGTTGTCAGAAATAAAGTTGGATACCATGTAGTAAAGGACATCATCCCTGGTCGTGAGTTTAGACGCCAGTTTCTTAAAGAAATAGACATCCTTCCTCTTCTCAAAAGAGGAAACGGATGCCTTAGTCTTCCCCCGAAACTTGAAGAAGTCGTACTCTGGACGTGTGAAGTGTGACCTTACAGCGAGGTAGGTTTGGTACACTTCGTAACCAGTCATAGTGGGAGGATACCTTTGCTTGAGGGTTTAATGTAGTTCAGTCTAGCAGCATCAAACTTGATGCGTTCTTTCAATGGTTTAGAGAGGAGTTTATTGATATTGTCTAGTTCAATATCGTTCTCCTCACAATAGGTTACCACCGCCTCAATGTAATTGAGGAGACCGTTGGATTCCTTAACAAGGTTTTCGATTGCTTCCGAGAACTTTGCCGTTGTGAGGAACTTTGCTGATGGGTCTTCAGTTTTGGGCATTGTACTCTCGGATGTAACGTTTAAGTACTTGTAGATAGTCATCAATATTGTACTTCTGAATAATTTGAGTAGAGCCCTCTTCAGTGGCAATGAGTGTGACAATTTTCTTTACCTTAATACCTGTTAGTTCATAAAACATGGCGGCATAAGCGGTCTCTTGAACGAAATAGTTCTCAATCCATGACTCTTTCTTTTCTTTCGTAGAGGTCTTGAAGTCTATGACAGCAAGCTCATTATCGAAACGAGCAATGCAGTCCACGCGACCAGCAAGACAGAAGAGGTCAGAGTAGAGAGGGGTTTCCAAACAATGTATGTCAGAAATCCGATTAAGAGTAGTCTTAGCACACCGAAACAGGTTTTGAGCGAGAGGGTTGTTGCTATATTTCTGTAGGTCTAGAGTACCTTTGAAATACTCTTCTACTATAGCATGAAATGCGTTTCCACGCGAGGTTGCTCGTGAACTGATTTTGTTTGCAGTGTCTTCACCAACACGTTGTCTCCATTCCATAATTGATTTCTTGGAGTGGATACCAGTGACAGTGGTAACACTTGGATAATATTTATCGTGAGTCGGAAATTTATATAAACGCTTCCCATCTTTCTCCACAACCTGAGGTTCTGAAGGGAGATGGGGAACAGTAGCAAATTCAAACATCACAAATTAAGGCTGTACTTAGCAAGCAGATAGGATTTAACAAGACCAGAACGAACAATGTCTTCAACATCAAACTCGATGCATGAAAACTCTTTCATGGACTGGAGGATACGAATGAAGTCATGGATACCTGTCTTCTCATTCTCTTTCACCAAGTCAGACTGAGTGATGTCACCACAGAAAATAATCTTGGAGTCCTCGCCAATGCGAGTAATCATAGAATCAAGTTCGTGGAAGTTTAGGTTGGAAAATTCATCAACAATAACAATCGCATTATCAAGAGTGACTCCACGGATAAAAGAAGTACTCCAAAAAGAAATAGTTTCTTGTGCTCGAAGATTATCATAAAGCATGTCGAAAGAATTGTCATCAGGCATACTGAACATGTATCGAACCATGTTCTTATACGGAATCTGATACAAAGCAGACTTGTCTTCGTGGTCTCCAGGAAGGAAACCAATCTCTCTGGTAGGTACAAGAGACCTTACGATGTAAATTTTATCGTAAGGTGTATTCTCGTCAAGCACTTCTTGAAGTGCCATGTAGAGACTAATAAAAGTTTTACCAGTACCAGCAGCACCATGGAGAAGAAGGTTCTGTCCGAGAGCATACTGTTGGAACGCAACCTCCTGGTTAGGAGTGACAGGATTGACAGCAGTTAGATACGAACTGTCAATGGGTTTCTTCCTTCGGATTTGTTTTGCAGACATACCTGGGGGGACTGGGGGTGAGGATGTGTTGCGCTTACGTGCTCTTGCCATAGTTTAGGTGAATCGACTCAGATTTGCGCGAGGATGCTCCGACTGTACTTTTTGCATAACTTCTTTGAAACCTTGGTCCTGTTTGGGTTTGCCGTAGGTTACCCCACCGCATCCTTCCATCCAGTCTTTATCCCAATCGGGATTGGATTCACGCCATGCAGAGTATTCTGACATACTCATGTAGAGAGTTTGTTTCTCTCCTGTGGTCTTATTTATTACAGGGTAAGAAGGCATTAGTCTATTCTAAGCGAGGGTTGGATTGATTCGATTTCTTCACACCGACAGTCGTCATCAGGACAACGCCAGTCCAGTGCAGTAGCGACGGTTGGGAACGTGCAAGTAAAGACCCTCTTAGCACCCAATGCAATATCCATGTGTTCTTTTTGAGTTCCATTAGCAGAGCGCAAAGAGATGTAATGAATCCAAGACCGAACTGAACCCGTCATGTAGATTCTGGTCGGAGCGGAGAGTGGCAATACCATTCTAGCACATTCCTTTGCAATGCCAGCCTCTAGCATCTCATTGTAAAGATGTTGTGCTTGATAGAAATGCTCTTCAATCTTTGCATGGAAGCGTGCCTGGGTCAACTCATCGATGTCATTGATGGAGTTCTGACGATTCTTCGTATCTTGACGACGAAGTTCAGGTAGAGGGATGTCAGTACCAAGGAGGTTGGTAGAAGCATACCGTTGTGAAAATTCTTGATAGGTGAACGAACGGTGACGCAAAATTTGAGCTGCGATTGCCCTGGTGGTATTAATTTCCAAGGTCATGAACGCCTGCTCAAAGACGCTCCAGTGTCCATGTTTGATGCAGTAGGACAAGAGACCTGCAACCTTAGGGTTCTCCTGGTTTGCAGGGTTGCTCACACGAGCAACGTACCCCATCAGTTGTTCTGCATTTGGGGTTACAGATACAAGTTTAATTTGTTCAGTCATTAGTGTTCTTAAACAGCAGGGATGATAGAGCGTACAGTCCTAGGGACTTAAAGTATCCTATAGTTGCTAGTCCGAATAGTCCTGGCATCAACCAGTTCCATAATAGCATAATAACCACAGGTTTGACAAAAAAACCTAGGAGTTCGGCTGTTGCTTTCCTTGCTAGTGCTTTGTTCTGTTCCTGCTCTATCTCAGCAAGTTCTTCTGGGGTAGGTTCCTCTACCTCAGGATTAGGTTGCGTAAGAAAGATACTCATTTTCCTTTTGGCGGCGTCCATAGTTTAGGATTAATTTTACCTTCAGTCCATTCATACTTTTGAATGCATCCAGGAAGGTTGTCGTGATAGAAATCAAAGATGTCTGACAACTTTCCCTGAACAATATCATACCATATACTGCCATCATAGTGTATTGCTGTGACAATATAAGAATTTCTTGGTAAAGAAGTATCTGCAGCGTCAAACATATTGCAGTTTGCCTTTATGACTCTGACGCTGTACCTGCTTGTGTTTTCTAATTGTTGTTTATCGAACATTAAGAGCGACCTCCCCATTGAATCTGGGGAAATGCTTCTTTAACTACTGCTAATGTAATTCGATACTTATCTTGAAGTTTCTTGTCCTTAACAAGACAGATAACTTCTGCGTCAGACTGATGCAGCCCCTCCAAAAGTTGAACGAACATAGATTCCCTCTTCAATGAAGGGAGTCTGTCTGCACCGCCTTTGACGTAATAGTATAACTTAGATGCTTCCTTCCACAGTGAGGTATGTTCTGTACCCTCGGGTGCATCATTAGGTGTATAAGGAACTTCACCCTCAGGAATTGCCGAGATTACAGTCTCGTCAAAATTCCAGATGAGGATAGAGCGCAACGCCTGGTGATTATGTTTTTGTAGGATGGCAATTTTCTCCGCTTTTGTTTTGGCGTTGGACGCCTTACGAAGTACCTCACTCACCAGAAGTTGAGGATTGCTTGCATCTAATGTTCTTGGCATGATTAAAACTCCAAATCATTCGTCATCGTCTTCTTCAAACTCAGTCCAGTATTGTGAATCTGTTCTGAGGTAAATTAAATCATCGTGTAGGATGTTACCGTTCTCATCGAGCATCTCGGGATGGGTAACTGACTTAGCATAAGCAGCGTTTTCGATAAAATCTTCAACGTAACCTTTTGCCAACCATGTACCAATCACTCCCAACATGAATGCCCCAATAATAACAAACACAGTCAAGATTTCTAGCATGGTTCCCCCGTATGTTACTGTTTGTAATTGGAAACCTCTCCCTCCCAAACGTTACATATGTGTATTTATCAACACATTAGATACGTTCTTTTTTAATCACTCCCTCGCTGAGGAGAAGGCGAAGAGTTTCGGTGCATCCACCAATAAGTTTACCATCTTTGATGACTCTTGGGAAGGTGGAATTCTTACCAAATTCTGCAAGAAATTGTTCACGGGTGAAATGAGAACCCAATCGGTACTCGGTAAAACCAATATTGTTCATGGTTAGAACAGTCTTCAGTTTTTCACAGAAAGAACACTGGGAGCGTGTGTAAATTTTAAGGTCCATGAGTGAATAACAACACTTACTAATACTTATACGAATAAAAAAGGGACTCCGAAGAGTCCCATTGGGTGTTCCGACTTTTGTAGAGACCGCACGAAAGGTCTCGTACTTATTTATCGGTTCAGAAGCTATACTTCAGACCGAATTTGGTGCCGTAACCACGGTCAACACCAGCAACGCCCGAACCAACGAACGAAACTTCGCCGTATGCGCCGAGGTCATCGGTCAGAGCAACGCCCAGACCTGCCTTACCCGAAGGAACGGTGTCAGCAGTACCAGCGTCGGGGAGCTTGGTGGTAGCACCAGCTTGGACGTAGTAAGAAGCAGACTCACCCAGAGCACCTTCGTAGCCCACATGGGTGTCGATGGCAGTACCACCGTAGTTAGAACCAGTCCAACCGCTGTTCGCCTCTACATTAACGTAGGGGCCTGCAAGGGCAGCGCCAGCGAAAAGAGGAGCAGCAGCGGCAGCTGCGATTACAGATTTAATCATAGTTGTTTACCTTTAGAATTTACTTGCGGAATGGTTACCCGCAGATGAAGGAGGTTTTCGACTAACCTCGCGTCGTCCATTGCTGAACGAGATATTTATTGTAGCATGTACTGGAATTTTCGTCAAGCGTCGATTAGGATTCGTGATTCTTGCGATAAGATTTCCTAATCTGTTTTAGTTCTTTACAAAGAGACTTGATTTCTTGGTACGCATCCTCTTCGGAGATTTTACCTGCCATTTCCATAGCGCAAATGACATCAACTCTGGTGCCAAAGTCCCGAAGTCCCTTTTCCAGTTCGTTCATGTTCTCATACACCATTGTTTTTCTCCTTATCTAGCATGCGTACTTCAAATAAGGAAGACTTATGATACCGTTGTGCTTTTTTCATAGCACGACGACGTTCATTTGGTTTGTCTTCTAGTTTATCGATAATCTTAGTAAGAGCATCGACTTCTACCTGAGTACGCTTAAGCAAACGCTCAGCACGTTTTTGACGTGCGGACTTA